CCAAACGAGACCGATGCCAGCAATCACCAAAGATCCATACTTATAAGTCACGACCATGCGTGTTGAGTACTGAGATAGGTGTGCCATTGCGGGCTGTCGCTTTGATTTTGCCATTGGGGTTCCAGGCTTGGCATCTTGAAATATCATAGCGCACATTAAGACCAGTTCTATTAAAAACTGGTATTCCAACAAATTCGCGAGCAGAATAGTTGCCACACGGGCTATCTAACCAATGGAGTTGTTGGCAGTTGATAGTCAAGCAGATGCAAGTATTGTAGTTAAGACGGTCACCAGAGCAAAAACAGCGAAGCTCGGGAATGGACCTAGGTCATCGACTCATTGCATCTTGGCAATATTCTGATTGCAGCGGGCTTCACGGAAGCGAGATAGGTGTCATCTCGCTTATCGTAGCGTGTTGCAACGGCGGGTAAGCGTTTGATTTTGTAGAAATACCGTTCGGCAGCATTACGCTGTTTGCAGGCCCCATGGCTGAATACGGGTGGATTGATGCGGATCGGCAAGCGCGGATATTGGTCCATCCTCTACAATTTACCAGGTTTTCACGATTCTTGTACTGAAGGCCAACGCAATTTTACCGAAAAAAGAACCAGTGCCTATCGTCGCAGTTTCTCTGTCAACCACACTCCTGTAACGCGCAAGAACGTATGGCAATAACCGGGATTAGGCGGTTATACGCGGTGCTTAGCGGGATAGATCAACAAAAACCGCACCTTAATGCAGCACCGCGACACCAAATCCCAAAAACTGGCACGCAAGATCAAATGGCATTTCGCCATGCCAGGTGAAACAGCCCCGCAAAAACAAATGGCATTTATCCAGGCCTCAATATTGCGAGGATAAAGCCAATTCGTTTTCCAATACGGCTACCAAATGCTGCTATGGTGCTGCGAGGCTGCGTGTGTTGATTATTTTTTAAATTTGTTGCGCTCAAATTTGCCAGTACGCGCTGTCTAATATCGTCAAGTTGTCCACCCAATATACTTCCCCAAAAGTGTATGGCACCCGCTGGCCAGCCGGGCGCGGGCGTGAAATTAACACGATAGGGCGGTACAGCGCCTGAATGCGAGGTGGTGGTACACCTCGCCCCGCAACTTTGGCGCTTAGCCGGCTTTTGTAAATACCTATTTTCTGTTTGTTTTGAACCAACCGGCTTGTTTGGCCAGCTTATCCACATAATCGGTCAACACAGCTTCCAGCTGTTCATCCGTAGCATCAGCGCCGCCAAATTTGTCCAACAGTACCTGATGGATCATCACCAGGGAGTAATAGAAGGAATCGGCATTAATGTGCGCATCGCTCTGTTCCTGCAATTCGTACATCCGGCGAAATATTGCCTGAACGTATTGTTCCTTCATATCAAGGTTTTGGCGGACATTCGGCGTAATCTCTTGAGCGGACGGCGGTTTATATGGCGCACCGCGTCCAGAGGCTATCCATTCTATTGATGCGCCCGTCCCTTCGGCAATTTGTACCAAAACATCCATGCGAGGTTGTGATCCCCCAAGGTACTTTCGAATGGAGCTTTCAGGGATATCGCACTTTCGGGCGAATTCACTGCGATTCATATCACCAATTAGAATTTTTAGGCGATCAGGAAAACTTTGAGCACTCATAAACGAACTCCGAAGCCGCTTCGGAGTTCGTTTCTACGCCAAAGAAGGCTTAAATAGCTGTTTAAATATAAAGCCTTACCCATTGAATTAGCCCTTTAGTACGAAAATCTAACTCCGAAACGCCCAATAGTACGAATTTCACTTGAAAAATTCGTACTATTATGCGACGTTCGTTGCATCAAACGTTGTATTGCGTATCCAAAAAAACCGGCTTTACGAGAGCCAGCCATCTGGAGCTATCATGACCAAACCTCACCAGGCATGGGATAGATATGCCATTTCGGCCGAAGTGAAACGGCGCGGAATGACACTGACCGGCATCGCTCGTGACGCTGGTCTTTATGACAGTGCCTGCCGTCAGGGATTGTCCGGAGGTAGTCGCGTCGGTGCAAAAGCAATTGCACAAGCGCTAGGTGAACCATTTTCCGTCCTGTTCCCGTCTTATGGCAAAGGCCACAACAGCAAGAATAACCTTAGCCTAAATAGCGACACGGGCAAAAGGCAAAAATCAGCGAACGCTGTGGACGAGACGAGGGCTGCGTGATGCATGATCCGTCAGCCGATCGGCCAAACCCTGACATTCCTCTTTTTGATCCCTGGCTCGCCATAGCGATTGCCAGTGTTTGTGTGGTCGCCGTTGGCATCTCGGCGTTTGCGGTCGTTCTCAAATATGCGTGGAGTTGAAATATGAGTATTCGTCAGACAGTGGCCGTTGCCCAAATCAAGGTCGGAGCGCGGGTTAGGAAAGCACTGCCAGATCGCGTGAAGGCGTTAGCCATATCCATTGCAGAAAATGGACAAGATAAGCCCATTGATATCGTCCAGTGCAAAGACGGCTTTGAGTTGATAGCGGGTGGCCATCGTCTTGCAGCGGTTCTGGAGCTCAATCACGAGACGATTGAAGCAGATGTATATTCAGAGGCAGAATTCAATTCCACGCACAAAAAACGGCTGCGGGAAATCCGCGAAAACCTTGAACGCTTTGAGCTCAACGCCTTGGAGAAGGCGGTCAGTGTCGCCGGTTACAAGGAGAGCTTTGAAGCCCTGAATGGTGTAGCCAAACGGGGCCGCAAAAAGACATCTGCAGACGACCCGGAAGAAATGAGTGCAAAGTTTGCACTCAATTTCAATGAGGCCGCACAGAAGGTCTTCGGCCTGTCCAGGCGTAGCGTTTTTCTATCTCTCAAAATCGCGTCAATTGATGCAAAAGTGCGAGACAGAATAGCGAACCATTCCATTGCCAACAATCAATCCGACCTGCTGTCACTGGCTGAAGAGACAGCCGAGATACAACGCAAGGTCTGCGACCTTTTGTTAAGCGAGCCTCCGAGCGCCAAGAGCGCAACTGAGGCAATTTCATCCTTCAGTAATACGCCGAAACCAAGACCGCTTGCCGCATGGGAGGTTGCATCTGGCCGCTTCTCCAAACTGACCCCAAAAGACCAGAACAGATTTTTCGAATTGCACGCGGAAGCAATCGAAAAATGGTTCGCTTCACGAGGTAAATAATGGCTCGGCAACGCGATCCTTTCACTCTCGATTTATTGTCGTGGCAACCGCCCAAGATTGAGGCGGGTTACGAGGATGAAGTTGCGGGACGTGGTGCCTTGGACAATCGAATTGCCCGGTTGATTGCAAGGGCGCTCAAAGACGCCAAGGAAGCTGGAAAGAAACGCGACGAAATTGCTGAAACCATGACCGCCTATCTGAACCGAACGGTCACAGAACAATCGCTCAACAAATGGTCTTCAGAAGGTAGCACGGCACACCGAATTCCCCTGGATGCCTTTGTCGCATTAATCGATGCCACCAACGCTGATGATCTGCTCGGTTTCATTCCGGCGATGTTTGGTTTCGTCGCGGTGCCGGAACGTTATCGGGGCATCATTGAATTGCATCTGCTGGAGGACCACGAGCGCGAGATTGCCGCCCGCAAAGCTGCGTTGTCGGCATCTATCGGCGGGGTGCGTCGGTGAAAGAGTGGCTAACCGCACGAGAGTTGGCGGCACAAAAGCTGCCAGAGCTGCCAGCAACCGAACGCGCTATTCAGGTCAAAGCAGACAAGGACGGGTGGAATAGCCATCCAACGCATGCCCGCAAACGCTCGGGACGTGGCGGCGGCATGGAATACAATGTGGCATTGTTGCCGACATTGGCACAGATCATTTACAAGCAGCGCCATATCGATATCAGCCGGTGGATCGACGTGCGTGAGGAGGCTATCCAGGAGCCTCAGGTTTCGCTCTCTGACAGGGCGGAAACAGAGCGCGCTGCGCGCATGGCCATTATCCAGAAATTTGAGCAGTTCAGTGCCGGCTTGTCGATTGGGCGGGTCAGCCAGATGCAAGTGTTCTCAGACAAGTACAATCTCGGCACCATAGCCGTTGATCCCTGGGTGAAAGACGCCGTTCCAAAGTTTGGCAAGCGTACTTTGTCACGGTGGATTTCAGCCGCGCGCAAAGGCAACTCGAACAGCCTGGCCGTTGACCGCTCCAAGGCGCGCAAGGGCAAGGGTATTCTGGACGTGGCAAACAGCGGCCAGGTTCGCTCATTTGTCCTCGCCCTGATTGCCCATCAACCGCACCTTTCAGCTCATCATGTGCGGACGATTTGCCGTGATGAATTCGGCGACCAGATCGAAGGTGCAAAAGGCATGGTCAATATGCCGCCCATACGCACCTTCCAGCATTTTTTGAAGGTGCTTAAAGAAGACAATAAAGTGGCTTTGACAAAGCTCACCAATCCCGATCTTTACCGCTCGACAATGGCACCGGCCGGGACCGGCACGATGCGCCATATTACCGAACCGAATGCGCTGTGGCAGATCGATGCATCGCCTGTCGACGCCCTATGTGTCGATGGCCGGTATTCTCTCTATGCCTGCATCGATATTGCGACCCGTCGAACAGTCATAACGCTGTCAAAAACACCTCGCGCGTCCGCTGTCGCGTTGATGATCCGCAAGGCTGTTTTGGCATGGGGATTGCCGGACACGATCAAAACCGACAACGGTAGCGATTTCGTTGCCAGAGACACTCGGCGGCTCCTGGCTTCCCTGTCGATTGAAATGGATGTTTCTGATGCCTACACGCCGCAGCAAAAAGGCCATGTCGAACGTGTAATAGGCACATTCCAGCGCGATGTCGGACCTCAGCTTCCGGGCTTTGTGGGGCATAGCGTTTCCGATCGGAAAGCTATCGAAAGTCGGAAATCATTCGCCGCACGCATGGGAGAAAGTGACGCTGAGATTTTTGGCGTGCAGCTAACCGCCGCTGTTCTTCAAAGCTACATAGATCGTTGGCTCGAGACCGTTTATGAGCAACGACAGCATACAGGCCTGCAAAACCGCACCCCGTTTGCCGTCGCTACAGCCTCAACGGCAGCGATCCGCACGGTGAATGAGCGGGCTCTTGATCTACTGCTTATGCCGGCAGCAGGCAAAGGCGGAAACCGCACCACAACGAAATTTGGTATCCGGATTGATGGCAGATATTTCCTCTCTCCGGACCTTATGCCAGGCACACGGGTATTTGTCCGTCAGGACCCGAACGATGCGGGCAAGGTTTTTGCCTTCTTAGCTGAAACTGGCGTGTTCCTGAGCGAAGCGATTTGCCCGGAGCTATCCGGCATACATCCGGAAACCTTGGTTGCCACGCACAAGAAAATGCATGCGGAAAAGCTTGCTGAAGCGACGCAGCAAATTCGAAAGGATATGCGCGCAATCGCCAAGGGACCGACGCTCATTGAGCGGACGCTTGAAGTTGCCGCCCGCGATATGCCGAATGTGGTGGCGTTACCGAAAAAGACCGTTGAAACCACCACGCCGGAAATAGCGGCGGCGCTTGATGCTGCAAACTCGGACCTACCAAAACGCTCAACAATGACGGCTTCCGCCACCGCTATTCATGCGCAGCTGATGCAGGAACCAATCGGCGCACAAAAGGTGACAATCCTACCGGAAACACGCGAACGGCGTTTTCGGCGCGCTCTGGATTTGAATGCCCGCGTTGAGGCTGGCGAAATCATCGAGCAATCCGATGCAATTTGGCTCGGCGGTTATCTGGAAACACCCGAATTCAAGACACAACAAGTGATGTTTGACGATTTTGGCGATCAGGCGCCTGGACTGCGTTCCTGAAAAAAAAGCCCCGGCAAAAGCCGAGGCATAAATGATTGAGGACTGAAAAATGAACCATAATTCGAATGCGGTCAATACCGGGCATATAGCGCCACTCAAGAACGTCTCAAATTGTTTGGACGTTGCACTGCGAATTATCAACCGACCAATCGGTGTGGACGGTCTGGGGCTGTTCTATGGGCGAAGCGGTTACGGCAAATCCAAAGCCAGCACCTATGTTCAGAACAAGTGTGATGCAATCTATTTGGAGGTGTTCGATTTTTGGACGCGCAAGGTCTTTGTTGAAAACCTGTTGATCGAACTGGGCATCGATAAACCACGCGGTACCGTTGCCAGTATGATGCAGCAGGCCTTGAGCATGTTGCAGGATGAACCGAACCGGCTGTTGATTATCGACGAGGCCGACAAGCTCGTTGACAAAGGGTTCATTGAACTTGTTCGCGACGTCTATAAGGGTGCGAAAATTCCGGTCCTTCTTGTAGGCGAGGAACAACTGCCGGAAAAACTCAAGCGTTATGAGCGATGCGAAAACCGGGTCACAGCCTATCAGATGGCAAACCCGTCAGACCTTGATGACGCTCGCGTATTGGCGAATGTCTACCACCGTAAGCTGACCGTCGCCGATGATTTGCTTGAGCGTATCGTCGAACAGACAAGGGGCGTTGCCAGCCGGATCGTGACAACGCTTGCCGAGGTAAACCAATTTGCGGTTGCGCACGGGATCAGTGAAATTTCCAAGGCTGAATATACAGGTGCCGTCTTTACCGGGCAGGCACCGCGTCGCCATCACAGTGCGGGAGTGGCCTGATGGCAATTATCATGCAACTGACCTGCACCGACACCAAACCCTTGCGGCGTGGAAAAGAGTATTTCTGGAAAGTGATTTATGATCTGTCGGCTGACGGCAGTGAGTTCACATTTGCCGATGTTTACGGGCGTTGTGATCCTGGGCTGAAATCGAGTGTTCACAACTATCTGACACAGCTTTGCCGGGGCGGTTATGCCGTTCGGGATGCCGACTTGCCTCTCCAAAAATACCGCATGCTTAAACGACCCTTGATCCGCCCAATCATTGACGACAATGGCAAAAAATGTGCCAAAGGCATGTCCGGCGCAGGGCGTCAGCACATGTGGAATGTCATGCGCCGCAATCGGGACGGATGGACAGCCAAGGAACTGGCAATCAGCGCAACGACTGAAGATGTTGCTGTGTCGCTGCAGACCGCACAGCAATACAGCAACGCGCTGCTTAAGGCCGGGTGTCTCGTGCATATGGGTGTCAATGCCGAGCGCCGTATCGTTTATCGCCTGAAGGGATCCGCGAATACAGGTCCACGCTGTCCCATCCGCGTGGCTGGAAAGGCTATTTTCGACCCGAACACAAACCGTCTTGTTGGTGACGTCTTGTTGGTGGGGGAAGAGTCATGAACAGAGGTCCAGTCTCAAACAAGTCTGCAGTTGATCACCATGCAAAAGCCATTGAGGCATGGGGCAATCCACCCGAATGGATTTCGGCACTTGCCCAAGCATGTAATTTGTCGAGCCAATCCAAAGTGGCTGCCAAATTGAACTATTCAGCGGCGACAATCAGTCAGGTCATAAGCTGCAGCTATCGCGGCGATATCGAGCGCGTCGAGGCAATGGTCCGCGGCGCATTCCTGTCAGAACTGGTGGCCTGTCCGGTGCTTGGCGATATGCCCCGCAATATGTGTCTTGGATGGCAGAAGAAGCCACGCGCGGCAACGTCATCGCATCGCGTTCAAATGTATCGCGCCTGTCGAAACGGCTGCCCGAATTCCAAACTTGAAGGAGGGCAGTCATGAGCGTTTTTCTCACCGATGAAATCAAGCATTTCCGGGACATGTTCGATGGCTACGACCAGACCGGTGTTCAGATTTCTGGCCGCCGCGTGCAGATCATCCAAGCCAAAATCAACACCTTGCTGGCGCTTGCCAGTGAACTGGAAGAGGAAACCAGTTGCAGGCAATGGAACCGACTTGGTCGGCCGCTGGATGAACGTTTCACCTCAGACAAAGTGGTTCTGTTTCCAGGCAAAGATGACCCGAACGGCCCTGGGGACGCTGCCTGAACAGATCCCGCGACAATATCGTGGCCGAGGCAATTGCGGCCACGATTCCAAACCACAATCTGAAGAGGACGCAAGACAATGAACACAACAGTTGAAATGCAGGAAACAGCCAGTGGCTTCATTCTCGAAGACAAGCGCGCCGATGGCATCATTATGGTCAATGGCAAGCAATATATGGAAGACGCCAAAGGCTCGTTGACGCCGGTGGAACTGATCAAGCCAGCCGATAAATTGCAGGATGAAACCGTTCGAAAAATCATCGGTTTCGCATCAGACCTGTCTGATCGGATCGCCCGTTTTCGTGGGCACAGTTTTACCGATCTGGGCGAGTTGGAAGCTCTGCTTGCACAGGAATACGAACTCACGAAAGGCGGGGCAAAAGGCAACAAGACCTTCATGTCATTCGACGGGCTGATGAAGGTCCAGGTTCAGGTGTCTGACTTTGTTGAGTTTGGTCCTGAATTGCAGATTGCCAAGGCGCTGATTGATGAGTGCCTGAATGAGTGGTCGAGCGAGGCGAGGCCGGAAATCCGGGCCATCGTTACGCGCGCGTTCAATACAGATAGGGAAGGGCAAATCAACAAGTCAGAGCTGTTCATGTTGATGCGTCTGGATATCGAAGACGAACGCTGGCTGAAGGCCGTGAAGGCCATACGGGACGCAATGCGTGTTGTGGGCTCGAAGCAATATGTGCGTTTCTATCAACGCACCAAGCAGACCGATAAATGGCAAGCTATCACAATCGACCTAGCGAAGGTGTGAGTGATGAACAATTCAAAATGGTTGAATGGATACCGTTTTATAAGCCGATTGAAGGTCCTCTATTTCCAAGAGATAATCACTTGCCGATTTCTTCAAAAAATCCAGATCATTGCTAAAATTGCGGCAATTCGATTGCATTTTCTCATTAAAATGTGCAGGCGTTCGAAACTCGGGGTCACGATCGTTTTTGTCGTACTCCGTCAAATAGCTTTGAAAGTCGGCCAAATTTTTGAAACCGTTATTAATATTTTCGAAGGCAATATTTGCCGAGCTACCCATGAGCTGATTTACTTCTTCAGCATTCTTACAGAGTTCAAATTTTTTGCTTTTCATTCTGATCTTATTAACATCATTTTTCCAGTTCTGCATCATTTCCTCGTCAATTTCAATATTGTCGATGGACGAAAGCTTTTCGGAAAAATCAAGCAGACACGAGAGAAATTCCTTCAGAAAGCTGACCTGCTGAAAACAATAGCGGTCAACCATCAATGCCTCACGTCTCAAGTTGAGGCTTATAAAATCTCTGTGCCGTTGTTCAGCACGTTCATCGGATATTTGCATCTGATGAATGGTTTTTTGCATCTTCTGCACTGTCATGAGTGCACCAAGAATTGCCAGCGCGCCAGCTATCAATCCTTGAAAGTTTTGGATCCGACCCAGCCACGTGTCGCCTTCGGGTGCGAATGCAACGATCAGTACAACCATAAAAACAAAAACTGTTGGCACCATCCACTGAAGTTTGCGTTTGTTCCCATCAGATACATCCGGTTTCTCAGACATGTTTGCATCCTCTTGTTCAGTCGGTGCGATGACCCTTCTACCGTATTAGCGGTGAACCGATATGGGGTGCAACCATGACCTGCCTTGCAACAATCCACGTTGGCAAAAAGCAGCTTGGCCTTGATGACGACACAGCACGTGATCTGTACGAGCAGGCAACCGGCAAGCGTTCGCTACGCGCCATGTCTGAAACGGAGCGGATGAAGGTTGTTTCAGCCATGCGTCAGCGCGGCTTCAAAGCCGGTTCAAACGTGCGTGCAAATGGCCGCAAGAAGTTAACCGGCCGCTATTCCAAAAAGCTGCAGGCATTGTGGATTGCCGGTTGGAATCTTGGTGTCGTGAATGAGAGGGATGACACAGCCTTGCTGGCCTTCGTCAAACGTCAAACCAGTGTTGACCATGTGCAGTTCATGCAAAGCGCCAAGGATGCTCGCAAGGCCATAGAGGCACTCAAGTCCTGGGTATCACGGGTTGGCGGGGTTGATTGGTCAACGCATGAATTTGATCCGCCATATGCGTGTTCCAATGGCTTCAAGATTGCCTGGGCGCAGTGGCTGAAACTCGGCCACGATGTGCATGCGACCAGCACCCACCAGTTTTGGGATGAAATAGGCTCCATTCTTGGTCATTCCAGCTTTTTTGAAACTGGTCCGACCGCTGCCGAATGGGTCAAAGTCATGAACCATTTCGGCGGGCTGATCCGGGCAAAGGCCAAATGATGATGTGTCCGCGTGTGGAACAGGTCTCGCAGGATTGGACGCTGTTTGATTTCGGCCCGGAAACGCGCGAAATCGACCGGCTGTCTGATGAACGGCGTGTTTTGCATGCGCGCATCGTCAAGCTTCCTCCACATTCACATCATCGCGTCGAACTACAGGCGCGTTTGAAATTGCTCACTCAAGAGCAACTCGATGTGGAACGTCGGTTTTCAGCAAAGGGCGGCAATGACTGATCAATTGACAGATCGCGCCTATTTTTCACCGCTGCTCAATCAGATTGCTGATTGTGCCGGTGTCAGGGCTGCGCTCTTGCTCGGTCGCGACAAAGCTTGCCAACGCATATACATACCCGCCAAAATTTCACCGGGGCACTGGTTGTTGGAGCTTCTCGGCGATGAAGCATGCGCACGCGTCATCAAGGAATTCGGCGGTCAGCAACTTGACATTCCACCAGCACTTGGCGGACAAATACGCCGCCGCCGCCGAGCCATCATCCAAATGTCCAAGGACGGATGGTCGATCAACCAAATAGCAGGCACTCTGGGCGTTGCACGCTCCACAGTAACCGATACCAGGCGCGATACCGGCGTACGGGTTGACGGTACCCAGAAATCGCTATTTGACGAATAAGGGTCCGAATTCGGACCCTGAAAGACAATTCCAAAAACCTGCACTGTACTTCCAATTGAGACGCTTGAGGCGTCTTTCGTTTTGGGAGCCGGAGTTTGGAAAAGAGCCTCATAGATCAGCTTGAATTTGGTGGTGGTGAAACGGGCGGCGGTGATGCTGTCACGGCTCGTTTTGCCAAGCGCATTGGATGCGATGTCAATTATCTGCGCTCAATTCTGAGTGTGGAAAGCGGCGGGCAGCCCTATGACAAAATGGGCCGTTTGATCATCCTTACCGAAAAGCATGTTTTCTGGCGGGAACTGCCAAAAGCGTTACGGGCAAAAGCGCAACGGGCTGGTTTGGCAACGCCCAAATGGTCAAGGTCAAACTACAAGGACCTGGGCGGTACCGGATCCGACAAGCGCTGGCGAAAACTGCGCGCCATGGTCGGAATTAATGAGACGGCGGGTTATCGCTCGGCGTCCTATGGTGCGCCGCAAATCATGGGTTTTAACCACAAAGTGTGCGGCTACTCGACCGTGCAGGCCATGGTGAAAGCATTCGGTGAAGCTGAAACCTACCAGGTTGAGGGCTTTATCACCTATCTCGAAAACAATGGTATGGGGGAAGATCTTCGGCAACGCGACACACGCGCCATAACACGCCGATACAATGGCTCTGGTCAGGTGGATTTGTACTCCAGGCGCATCGACGATGATTATCGAAAACGCACTGGTGAAGCGGTGTCCGTTGTGAATTCCAAACGGTCCACAATGTTGCGTATGGGCAGCACGGGCGATGGTGTCGGTATCCTTCAAAACAAGCTGATTGCATTGGGCTATCACGTCACGCCTGATAGCGACTTTGGCCCTGCGACACGAAAGGCCATTGCCTCGTTTCAGGTGGACCATGGACTGGCTCCGGACGGCATGGTTGGGCAGCAAACCCGTAACGCCCTGGAACGAGCGGTGCCACTCAATCAACAGCCGGGCAATTCGCGCGATCAACTGACAGTCAAGGATCTGCGCGAACGCGGTTCCCAAACTGTCAAGCAAGGTGACCGGCTGACTTACAGTGGCATCATCGCAATGGTGTTTGGATCAACGGCAGAGCTGGCAGAGATCGAAACCAAATCCGGCATGCTTGGTTTTGCGTCCGAAGCGGCTGACCGCATCAAACAAACCGCTGAGCCATTGCTTTCCCTTGCATCAGGCAATGCAGGGCTTGCCATCGTCGTATTTGGTGGCCTGGCGCTGTTGATCGCACACAAGATCAAAACTCGTCGACTTGAGGACGCAAAAGAGTGGAGGCACGTAGGCTGATGTTTTCGCTCTTGCTTTCAAAGGGGCTTGCCGCCCTTGTCAAGTTTGGCTTTGGCGAGATCGTCAATCGAACCTTTGAATACATCGAGGTCAAGGGCGCGCAGGCCAATGACCGGGAACGCATCCGTGCCGAGCTGACAGTTGAGGCCGCCAAAGCCGCGCTTGCCGAAGTTCAGATCATGGCTGATCTCAATAAGTCCAAGTTTCAATATCCCTGGTTCTGGTTGTTTGCCGCAATGTTTATTGCGCCGCTAGCTTTGTGGTGGGGGGCTGTGTTGCTGGACAGTGTGTTCCTGTTCCCCTGGGACGTTGCCAATTTGCCGACACCGGAGATCCGCCAGTGGGCCGGCAATATGATCGAATGGCTGTTTTATGTCGGCTCCGGTGTTGGCGTTGCAAAGATGGTGTTGAAATGAAAATCGGAAATTTCGGACACGAACTGGCTGATGAACGCGCGGCCCAGGAGCGGGCTACAGGGATCGCCACTGCGAGCCGGGCAGTTACTCGGATCGGCGGCAAATATTGCCTTGATTGTGGTGAACAGATTTCAGCTGCACGCCGCCTGGCTGCACCATTTGCCGTTCGCTGTTTGACCTGTCAGGCACGCAGCGAAAAGCGAGGCCGTTAGACAATGGATGAAATGAAAGAATGGCTTGGAGCCGCCGCATTGGTCATTTCAATTGGCGTCACAATTTACGCCTGGATGACGGCGCGCTCCAAAGTCAACGCAGAGCATCTGAAGGCGGTGGACGGTGGAATGAAAGAACATGACCGGCGTATCCAGAACCTTGAAAGCGAAATCCAGCACATGCCGTCAAAAGACAGCCAGCACAAACTGGAGCTGTCAATCGCACAGATGAGCGGTGAGATGAAAACCATGTCCGCGAACATGGACAGCATGACGAGAACCACCCGTCGCATGGAAGAGTACCTACTGGGGCCAAAAGACAAATGAACAGCTACCGTGAACATGCCAACCAAGACGCCCGCCTGGTGATGCTGAGGGAATTGTCCAAAGAGACAGACTACCGCCTCAATGACACGATCCTCGCGGGTGTCCTGGATGCCTTTGGGCACAGGCAATCACGCGGCTGGTTGCGTGGACAATTGCTCGAGCTTGAAGCGCTTGGCGCTGTCAAGCTTACCGAAGCCGGTAGTGTCATGATCGCGCAAATCACCCGCCGTGGCATGGAGCATGTCGAAAACCGGGTAGTGATCGACGGCATTGCCCGTCCATCGCCGGAGGCCTGATATGGCGCGCAAGGGCCGTGGCCGGCTTTCATCGATCGACCTGTTGCCGGAAGATGCCGAAGGCGATGTCATCTGGGCGGTTGGCCAGTTGCAGAAACGCGAGCGGCTGCAAAAAGACATTCTGAAAGAATTCAATGGGCGGCTGGCTGATCGTGGCATCGGTTCCGTGTCAGCATCGGCATTCAATCGTTATGCGGTTCGCAAGGCCAAGGCATTTGCAAGGTTGGATGAAGTCCGGCAGATTTCATCGGCGCTGACAAATGCGTTGGGGCCCGACAGCGCGGATGATCTCACCATCACGGTTGCGGAAACCATCAAGACACTTGTTTTTGAAATTCTCGAAAGCGACGGCGAAATATCCACGAAGGGTGCAATGGAGCTTTCAAGGGCGCTTAAACATGCCGTTGAAGCGCAGACAATATCGTCCGACAGGCGCAAGAAGGTTGAGGCGGACTTTGCCAGGAAAGCCACGAATGCAATTGAACGAGCAGGCAAGTCCAAAGGTCTGACGGCCAAGACGCGCGATGCCATCAAGCGCGAGATCCTCGGCATACAGACGGATGCCAGCTAATGTCCATGATGGAAAAACCCGGTCGGCTCATCACCGAGGCCGAGTGGATTGATTTCCGCCAGTCCGCCATTGACGAGCGCCTGCTGGGAAGCTTGGCAGATGCTGCAGACAGCATTGTTGATGTCCTGCTTGGCTATCAAAAGAGGTTGTTGCAGTCCACCGCGCAATACAGCGTTACAATCTGCGAGAAATCCAGACGAACCGGAGCAACATGGGCACTTGGTGCCGATGCTGTTTTGCACGCATCAAGCGCCCGCGGCCAGGGCGGCATGGATGTAATGTACCTTGGCTACAATCTGGATATGACGCGGGAATTTATCGATGTATGCGCCATGTGGGCACGTGCATTTGATGACGCTGCCACCGAAGTGGCAGAATTCATCTGGGCAGATACCGACAAGAATGGCGAGCCCGTCGGCATCCAGGCTTTCCGCATCCAGTTTGCATCTGGCTTTGAGATCGTCGCGCTGACATCCAAGCCCCGCTCGTTGCGCGGGCGGCAGGGTTTTTTGATCCTGGATGAAGCTGCGTTCCATGATCAGCTGGAAGAGGTCATGAAGGCCGCCCTGGCATTCCTGATCTGGGGTGGCAAAATTTGTGTCATCTCCACGCACGACGGTGAAGACAACCCGTTCAATCAGCTCGTTCAGGACGTGCTGGCAGGACGCAAACCCTATGGCCATGTTCGCTTCGATTTTGATGAGGCCCTGGTTGACGGGCTTTATGAACGGGTATGCCTTGTCTCCGGCCAGAAATGGTCAGCAGAAAGCGAGGCCAGGTGGCGAAGCGATATTGTCGCAAACTATGGCGATGGCGCGGATGAAGAATTGTTCTGCATTCCGTCAAAAGGGACCGGCGTGTTTTTGCCCGGCTCACTGATCCGCCAAGCTATGCGCGATGATATCCCTGTACTGACCTGGGAACCGCCCACATCTTTTGTTCATCAGCCCGACCAGATCAGGCAGGCGGATGCAAAGGACTGGTGCGAGGAACACCTGGCGCCATTGCTTGCTAAACTGGACACCCGTTTGCGCCATGCGCTTGGGGCGGACTTTGGCCGCGTTCATGATCTTACCGTCTATTGGCCAGTCACAGTTACACGCCTCATGCGCAAAGAAACTCCATTCGTTGTCGAGTTGCGGGCGGTACCCTTCAAGGAACAGGAATTCATAGGCAAATACATTGCCGACCGGCTACCGCGATTGAGCGGCATTGCGCCAGATGGCACCGGTCTTGGTGCGGCGACCGCCGAAGCGCTCATGCAGAAATATGGGGAAACAACGTGCCAGGTCGTCATGCTTTCTCAGTCCTGGTACCGGGAGAACATGCCGAAGCTGAAGGCGGTTTTCGAAGATGCGGAATTCACCATCCCCCAGGACGATAATATTTATGGCGATTTCCGGTTGCTGAGAACAACAAACGGCGTTGCCCAAATCCCCAATGACAAACGCACGGTTGACCGCGCGCGCAAAGACAAGAAACGCCATGGCGACGGGGCGATTGCGGCAGCGCTCGCAATCTTCGCATCTGAGCTTGAGGGCCACGAATACGGCTATCAGACCATAGCTGATTTGGGCGATGACGAGTTGGCAGAACATGCACCGATTGGTGACAATTCGGCCTTTGGGCGCAACGGGCTTTGGTAGTGGGGAATTGAGATATGGAAGAAACCGGCCTTGTTGACCAGTTTGGTCGCCCGATCGAAGCAAAAACGATCCGGAAAAAGCAGCTTGTCCAGGAGGAGAGTGCGCCGGCATTAACCGGTGTTCGTTCCGCCTGGTCTGAACCGGTCGCCAGCGGACTGACACCAAACAAGCTTGCGCGGGTTCTCAAAGACAGCTCCGAAGCGGGGGCGGATCTTTCAGAGTTTTTGACCCTTGCCGAAGAAATGGAGGAACGCGATCCGCAATATCGAATGGCTCTGACGCAGCGCAAGCTGCCAATCAGAAATATTGGTGCTGTGATTGAGCCGGCCAGCGAGGAAGAGGCGGACAAAGAGCTTGCCGAGGAAATTCGCAAGCTTGTGGACACGACACAATTCCGCAACACCGTCATGCATTTGGCCGACGCCATCGCAAAAGGTTTTGCTGTTGCTGAAATCGTTTGGGATTTGACTGGCAGCGAGTGGAGACCGGCCTCCATTCAGGACCGCGATCCGCGTCACTTCCAGTTTGACCGGTTAACAGGTCGGGAATTGCGATTGCGCGAAGATGGCAATCCGGATGGTGTGGAATTGTCGGCCGCGAAATATCTGGTTCACATACCAACGCTCAAAAGCGGGTTGCCCATACGCCAGGGGCTGGCCCGCGTCGGCATGTGGATTTTCATGCTCAAGTCATTCACGCTGAAGGATTGGATGGCTTTTCTTGAAGTCTATGGCATGCCGTTTCGTGTCGGCAAATATGGCGGTGGAGCTACCGATGATGACAAGCGCGCCTTACTGCGCGCCGTGGCCAATGTGGCGGCCGATGGTGCCGCGATCATTCCTGAAAGCATGATGATTGATTTCGTTGAAACCAAAGCGGCCGCTGCTGGTGAAAATGCTTTCAAAGGCATGTCTTCCTATCTGGATGAACAGTTTTCAAAACTGGTCGTAGGGCAAACCATGACGTCGGATGACGGCTCCAGCCAGTCTCAGGCCGAAGTCCACAACGACATCCGTCTTCTGATCCTGCGCGCCGATGGCGATGACCTGGCAGCAACCATCCAACGCGACCTGATCAATCCATATGTGGCGTTCAATCACGGCCTTCCGAAAAACGGCTTTCCGCAACTGACATACCCGGTCGCTGATCCGGAAGATCTTAAAGCCTTGATGGAAGCGACAAAGACCTTTGTGGACATGGGCGGCACTGTTCCGGCCGCGCCGGTTCGTGAAAAGCTTGGCTGGCGCGATCCAAATGGTGACGAGGAAATATTGGGCGGTCAACCGGCCAATCCAGATGATGGCTCCAAACCGAAAACTGCTGAAGAGGCTTTGCGCAGATTGTTTAGTGGCAACCGCGAAACACTCAACATTGGCAGTGATGATATTACCCAGGGCTTTGCAGAATTGATGGCCGAAGAATGGGAGCAGCAGCTATCGCCGCTTATGGACAACGTCAGAGCGGCGGCTTCAGGCGCAACTGATTTTCAATCCTTCCTGGCAGCGCTGGATGCCGCTACCAGCGACAGTGCGCCGATGACAGAACGGCTGGCCGCCGCGATGTTTGTTTCGCGGATCATGGCAACCGATGGCTGATCGCAAGAAAAGCCCGCCACCTGAAGCAATGTCCTATCTTGAGGCCAAAGGTTTCAAGTCCGGCTTTCACTGGCAGGATGTTTGGGGCGATGAACACGCCATGGCATTCACAGTCGCCAAGGCCACGCAAATCGACGCGCTATCTACGTTGCGTAATGAGGTCGAACGGGCTGTTCGTGACGGCGTGCCGTTTGAGCAATGGCGCAAGGATCTGGAGCCAACGCTGACGAAACTTGGATGGTGGGGTAAACAGGTCCGAATGGATCCGCTTACCGGGGAGAAAGTCATTGTCCAGCTTGGCAGCCCGCGTCGACTGAAGACGATCTATTGGGCCAACACGCGAACAGCCTATGCGGCTGGTCAATATGAACGTGCGCAACGTACAAAGCGCGCCTTGCCCTATTTTGTCTATGAACTGGGACCATCGGAAAACCATCGCCCGCACCACGAAGCCTGGGCGAATGCGCCAACCATTTTGCCGGTGGATGATCCATTCTGGGACAGCCACTATCCACCCAATGGCTGGTTGTGCAAATGTCGCTTGCGCCAGATCACCCGGTTTGAAGCAAGCGCGTTGAAAGGACCAACGAAGGCACCGTCGATTGATCGTCAGGAGTTCATCAACAAACGCACTGGCGAGGCGACACAGGTGCCGGTCGGTATCGATCCCGGTTGGCACACAAGCCCCGGCAAACTGCGGGCGCAAAATATCAACAAATTGATGACCGAGCGCCTCGATGCGCTTGATGAAAATCGTCGACGTATCGCCGTACACGATCTGGCTAATGGTCAGAATTTCAAAGCCATTCAACGCGGTGACTTTGATTTCAGCCAGGATGACAGGTCGCCAGTCAATTCGAACCGGGGTGCAATCGCGGCACCTATTGCCGTCATCACAGACGATATGGCCAAGGCCATAAGCGTCAAAACCAGAACAGTATTGTTTTCTGTCGCAGATGCTGAGAAGCAAGGACGCAAACGCGTTTTGGGTGATGGTTCGCAACAATTCACGCCAAATGACTATATGCTTGTTCAACAACTACTGGATACGGGCGACGTTGATGTGGATGAGGTGGTTCAGAACCCGCGCGATTTAATAGCCATTGGCGAACTGAGCGGCAAACATTGGTTTGCGGTACTAAGGCGCACGCTGGATGGCAGTAGGCTTTTTTTGAAAAGCTTCAGGCGGACGACAAAAGGCAAATATGAAAAACACCTGAAGACACGCCGTCAGAAATGACAGAAAGGCAGCCTTTCGGCTGCCTAGTAGGGAACTGGAGGGGCGGAAGCTCCCTCACGGTCGTAACCGGTTTTCCTGTCTCAGTTCCTCCTATATATCAACACAAGAACGACCGGATTGCAATATTGTGCCAACAGGCAATTGCTGAAAATAAACGCCGAGGTTGTGTGCTGTGTAGACTCAGCCCATAAATAGAGTTGCGAATGAATGGGGGGCACCGAATTTCGATGCCAATTCGTAGGCTGAATCCTTCTGTGAAATGCGTACCAGGTAAATCAAGGGCGGCAGATGAATCCTGTCTGGTTGACGGAGACACGATCTGGCTTTACGGCAACAAGTTGCGATTGAAATGTTTCGACACGCCGGAGCCAATTACAAATATTTGCGGTGGCAAGCTTGAAGCCGAGTTGGCGCGTAAGGCAAGTGATCGGCTTCTCTATATCCTCAACTAAAAATCTTGGTCGATTGAGTATTTCGAAAAAGAACGGAATGGTAAGCGCACGTTAGCAACCATCAGGATCAGTGGTAGAGAGATGTTGGGGATATTCTGATTGATTAGCGGTTGGCACCGCGGTGGCCAGATGGCGATGAATGATGGTGCAACTAGGCTCTGGACCAACCAGTCTGGTAACGTCGAATAGCGGCTTCGAGCCAATTGATATATTCGCGTTGAAGCTTATGACAGGGAGGTCGGGAAGCGGTCGTTCGCTGCGATGCCAAAAA